TCCGTCAGCTGGTCGCCAAGCTGACTTTGGCCGGCGCCGCTGCGTTCATTGCCGCCGGAGTCCGTCACGTTGACCTGGATGGAGATGTTCGGAGCCGCCCCCACGCCTCCCGCCGCCGGCGCGCCCTGCGCCACCATCGGGCTGACGTGCCCCGATTGGGAACCCATCAGGAGGAACGACTTATCCCCGATGCGGGCCATCTCCGGCATGCCGCGCTCGTTGACCTCGTACATCTGCCGCGCGGCGACAGGACCACCGATAGCCCGGCGCCCAATCGCGCCCCAGGCGCCCGACATGCCATCGACATTGCCGGTCATCGTGCCGCCCGACGTGGCGCCGGCCCCGGCGGTAATGCCGCCAGCCAGAGAGCCGACAATGCTGCCGATGGCTCCGACAATGGCCTGCCGTGCCGCGATACGCGCCAGGTCCGCCAGAATCGACGTGGCGAGGTCTTTGAAGCTCGCCTTGCCCGTGGTCACAAACCGGGTCAACGCATCCTCCATGCCCCGGAAAGCGCCCGAGAAGACCCCTTGCGACAGCTGGGCAACGTTCCCGGCAGATTCGGCGTAGTCAGAGAACGCTTCGCGCGCTCCGTTACGCCAGTCGCCGTTCAGCTTGTCGACCTTGTCGTAGTAGTCCTGCTGGTCTGCCAGCGCCGCCTGTAGTGAGTCGCGGATCTTGCCCTGCGCTTCCCGGAAGCGATCCGAATCAAGCTGATCCTTCGGCGTGGCCTTGGCAAGCTGGTCCTGGTAGCGCTTGAACTCCAGGCGGATGGAGTTTTCGGCCTCCACGCGCTGGCGCGCCACCTGGCCCAGGCCGGCCGTGCCCAGCTGGCGGTCGTACTGCTCCTGCCGCGACTCGGCCGACGAGGCGATCGCCTGTTGGATCTGCGCCGCCCGCTCGTCCATCTTGAGCATGGCCTGCTTGGCGGCCAGTTCCTTGGCCAGACCCTCGTTCTTCACCAGCTGGGCGCGGATCGCGCCCTGGTTGGCGAGCAGGCTCTTTTGATCCGCCGTCAGGATCTTCTTGTCCTTGAGGTCGGCGATTTCCTGCTCGAACTCGGCGCGCGCCTTGCCGGCTTCCGTCAGCTTGCGTTCGCCCACCAGCTGCGCGGCCAGGGAGGCTTCCTGCTGGCGCAGGTCCGACAAGCGCCGGGTGGCGGCGTCGTCCCTGTACGAAGCCCCCTTCTGGTCCTTGTACTTCTCGTTGATGCGCTTTTCCGCCTCGGCGATCTGCCCCGCGGACCAATTCGCCTTTTGGGCGTCGGCCTGCATTTGCTTGATCTCGTCGGCGCGGATCTGCGCGCGGTCGCGGGTCGACTTCATCAACTCGCGCAGGCGATCACCGGCGGCGATCTTCTCCGCCTCCGCAGCCTTGGCAGCGCCTTCCTCTCGCGCCCGATCGGCCTCAAGATCCAGCGTGGCGATCTGGTACTCAAGTCCAGCCAATTCCGAGGCGAGCTTTAGACTCGCCTTATTGCTAAGCTTGCTGTTGCCAAACGCCGCGCCACCCGCGTTGGATGCAAACCCGCCATCTTCGTCGAGCTTTGCTATCTGATCTCGAACAGCCTCGGCCTGCTTGCGAAGTTCCTCCACCGGCGTGGGACGTCCGATGTTGAGCATCGAGTCCCAGGCCTTACGGGCGGCCAAGCCAAGGGTGTTCCAACCTCGCTCCAGCGTACCGGCGCTGGCACGCACCTGATCGGCAGCGCGGTTGGTCGCGTCCGCCAGGGTCGCCTGGGCGAGCGCTGCCGCCTGTTCTTTCTGCCCCTGCTGCTCCAGCGCCCGGATGCGGTCATAGGTGGCCGCGTCCAAGAAGTGCATGGACTCGTTGATCTTGGCGACCGCCTGGCTGGGGCTTTCTCCCAGTCGGACAAACTCGGCCACCAGGTCATCAACCGACCGCGCGCCGGTTTCGCTCATGTTGACGATGGCGCCGGCCACCGTCTCCAGCGAACCACCCGCCACCCGGCCGGACGCGACCAGCTTATTCAACACGTCCGCCGAACGGCCCACGGTGCTATGGGCTTCGCCCACACGCCGGGACATGTCGGAAAGCTGCTGCGCCGTCTGGCCGGCATAGTTACCGGTCAGAATGAGCGAGTTCGCAAACTCGCGCGTTTCGCTGGCGCCCTTGTACGCGGCATACCCGACTGCGCCGATGGCCGCTGCCGCCGCCCCGACCGTCACCGCGAACGGCGTGATCATGCCGGCCAGCGCGCGGAACATCGGCCCGATGCCGCCGAAGCTGTCCTTCAGCTGGCCACCCTGCTGGATCAGGATAAGGAAGGGATTCTGTCCGCCCGCCAGCTGCGTCACGATGTCGGTCATCTGCGCCGGCACCATCCGCATGGCTGCGGCGGTTTGCCGGGCAGAAATACCCGTGCCGTCCAGGCTCTTGTTGACCTGGGCGAGCCGCGCAATCAGAGGCGCCGCACGGTCGCTCACGCCCAGCTGGGCCGCGCGGTACTCCAGGATCTGCCGCGCCGTCATGCCGGCGGTTTCCGCCTGCTCACGAAGCCCGGCGATGAACCGGTCACCCTGGGCGGCCGCCTGCGCGCTGGAACGCGCCAACGCCGCTTCCGAGGCGTCCAGGCGCTTCACTGCGGCGCCGTACTGCTCGGCCGTAATCCGGCCCTGGCTCCACAGCGAAACCAGCTTGTCGGTCTGGGCCTGGATAGCCGACTGCGAGCCGGCCCCGCGCTCGATCGCCGCCAGGGCCGCGTTGACCTCGTTGATATCCCGGGTCAGTTCCTGGAAGCCGCGATTCTGGCCCGCCATGACGCCGGCACCCTGACCGCGCGTTGCGCCCGAGGCGGCCGACAGCTCCCGCTCCGCGATGGCCGCGGCTCGGGCTTGTTCGACCTGGCGCTGCAACGCCGCAGCACGTTCCACCGCAGCCTGGCCGATATCGCGGTAACGCGCTGCCGCTTGCCCCTCGGACTCAACCAGCTTTGCGGATGACTCGGCCGCCGTGCGCTGCGCAACCGACAGTTTCCCCACTGCCGCTTCCGCTGCAGCGAGCTGAGCTACCAGCGGCTCAGATATGGCACGTGGAACACCAGCCTGGTCTGCTTTAAACAGCGCTTTTTCGGAGAGCGTTTTTCCGTACGTATTAACCAGGCGCTCCAGCGACTTAACCTGTCGCTGCGCGGCAGCGGTGAGCTTCTGAGCAGCCCCCTCGGCGGTGGTGCCGATACCCTTCAGGCTCCCGGATGCCTTTACGGCCGCCGACGCGGCAACGGTGGCCATGCTGTTGACCTCGCGGCCAACCTCCTGCACAGCCGATTTGACGCCGCTGTTGTCGGCACCGAACTCCAGTGTGGCTTTGCCTACAACGTCCGTCATATCAATCCTTGTGCATTTCTTCCAGGGCGGCGCTTTCCATCACCCGCACCGCATCCCAGATTTCAGGCCACAGCCCCCGCTTGATGCCCATGAAGCGCATCACGGTGGGCAGCGTTCCGTAGTCCAGCCCCGTGGCGCCGCCGGCACCGACCCGCCATTGCGTATCCATGGCGCAGAAGACGTTGAACGGCAGCTGGTTCTCGGGCAACAGCGCCACCAGGGGCGGCGCGATGTCCGCTAACGTCAGGCCCATCCATTCGTATTCGTCCGCCGGCGGCGCCCGCCAGTAACGCCGCCGGGCTGCGGCGATCAGTTTCCCCGGCGGACCTCCGTCAGTTCCGACAGGTACTTGGCGACGATCGCCTCGACGGCAGGCTGGTGGTAGTTGCTGACCAGCAGCGCCAGCGCCTCGGGCGAAAAGTCCACGCTCACACCTTCCCAGCCGACGACGATCACCCCGAGCCACTCGGCGTCCGACTTCACTTCCGTGCCGCTGGCCAGCCACGCGTTGAGTTCTTCCTTGGTCTTGTGACGGAAGGTCAGGCGCAGCTTGGCCGGCTCGGCGCCGGGGCGCGGGATGTCGACGGTCGCGGCAAAGGTCGCCGGCGGGGTCAGGGAGAACAGCTGGTCTTCGTTTTGTTTGGGCATGGTTGGTCCTTACGCGGCGTAGCGGGTCGGGGCGCCGGTCAGCGACAGGGTGACCTGCAGCGTCATGGCTTCGTTCTTGGTGGTGGTGGGCATCTCGCTGAACGAGACGTAGGCGCGGAAATAAATCACCGAGCCGTTGGGCAGCTGGAAGCGGATCGCCCGCGGCTGGCGGTCGTCGTTCGCGGCCTTCAGCACCGGGTAGTGCGGCAGGGTGTCGTCGTCGGCGATCGTCAGCGTGATCGACCGCGCGCTGCGCGTGGTCGGGATCTGGCGTTCGTCGCCGGTGTCTTCCAGGAAGGAATAGTTGTAGAACTGCTGTTCGCCGCCCTGGCTGGCCGATTCCATGACCTGCGAAATCTGCGTCCAGTCCTCGATGCGGCGCACGCTGCCGCCGCCCGTGCCGGCGGGATAGCGCTTGGTGTCCGTCGTATCGATGCCTTCCAGCGTCAGGCTGTCGGTGGTGACGGCGTCCGCGCGAGCGACACGGCCATCCAGCGCGGTCCAGCCGGACACCATCTCGACGATGTCGCCGTCGGCCGCGCCGTGTCCTGCTGCGGTCACCACGGCCTGAGTCGCATTGCTCACCGCCGTCGCTACAGCAGCCGCGGCATAGGTCTTCGCAACCGAAAAGATTGCGCCGTTGGGAAGTTTCACGCCCATGTCGGGCCTCCATAAAAAAAGCCGCCCGAAGGCGGCTGAGTTTTTGCCCGAAGCGGGCTAATCCTTGAACCAGACCGAGAAAGTCTGCTTTCTGGCGTAGAGCTTGGTGTCGGTTTCGTGATCCGACAGCGCGCCGCCCTCGCTGACGGCGCGCAGCACCGGGCTAAGGCGCAATGCGTCCTCGGCCTGGCGGATGATGCGGGCGGCGTCCTGGTCCAGCTGCGCCCATACGTCGACCTGCAGGCGACCGTTGCGCAGGTCCGGCACGCCCTCCAGGAAGTTGAGGGGCTTGCCCCCCACCCAGTGGTAGGTGATGCGCGGCTGGCCGGCGCCGTCCGGCGCGACACCCGGGTACACCCGGTCATCCACCAGCGGCGAAAGAACCGTCCGAATGTCGTCTTCAACCATGTGAGTGCTCCGCCGCAATTTCCGCTATCAGCGTGCGGGCGCGCGCCCGCGATGCCTCCAACGCCTTCTCGTAGAAATCGAACGCAGGGCGTATAAACGACTTCGGACCATGCCGACTATTGCCATACTCCATCCAGTAGCCGTGCGGGGCCTTGGTGTGGTTCCAGCTGATCTGGTAGATCTTGAGGTCGTCGGAAGACTTGTCCTCGGAGAAGACGCGATAGATCGCCGCGCGCAGCTGGCCGGGCTTGATCCCGCTTTTGGGCGGGCCGATGTACTCCGGCGCAAGCTCGCGCGCTCTTTCGTAGAAGACCAAGGCGCCAGCGTGCGCCGCCGGCCTGACCACGCGCTGCTCGACCGCTTCAACGAAGCGCGTCAGTCCCTCCAGCGCGTCGCCGCCCATCTCGAACGTCAGTTTCATGGCTTCTCACCCGGTATGGATTGACAGACCAGGTCGACGTACTCGCGCCGGGCAAGGTCTGGCAGCACCGCCTGAATGTCGAAGACCAGGCCGCCGGTCACGACCCGCATGTCTGACCGGATGTCGTCGCGGAAGCGGATACGGATACTGGCGCGCACCAACGAAACGTCGCTGTCCGCCTTGATCGCTCCGAGGCCGCTGGGGAACTTCACATCGGCCCACGTTGCAGCATGTTCGACCCATTGCCCCACGACCTGGCCACCGCCGCTTCGCACCTCGTCCTGACGTCGAATCGATATGCGCGTGTTGAGCTTTCCGGCCCTCATGGCAGCACCCCAGAGTGCGAGAACAGAATCCGGCGCAGGGCTGGGTTCTCTGCCACGAGCTTTTCCGTGGACGCCTCGGGCTTAAGCAGGTAATCGCCGACCAGCATTGCAATTGCGAGCTTCAAGCCTTCGGGCACCGCCGCCGGCGTGGTGCGAAACACGATCGGACGCACACCATCGGCACTCAACACGGTGGCGGGGAGAATGGGCAGCGGCGCAGACCGGCCGCCGACTGGCGTCCATTCATACTCAGCTTGGGCCAGCGCATATCCGGTCTGGCGCTCCACCTCCCCTCGCGCCGCCGCGACGAGCGAAGGCAGGATAGAGTCGAAGGCGCCGTGGTCAATGCGCAGAAGGCCCTTGATGAAGTCCAGATCGACGGGCTCTTCCTGCGCGGCAGTGATCAGGCGCAACATGTCTATCCTCCCGCAGATGCCACAGCGTTGGGATGCGGGTCGATGTAACCGGCATCCCTCAGCGCGGCCACCAATGCGACGTCGAACTCGCGGACTTCGCCGCACTTGCCGTAGATGCTGTCGTGCAATACCAGCGCGCGGACCGATTCGCCCTCGCTCGGAGGCAGAGCGGCGGTAGCGACGGCGGGCGCGGTTGCCTCGGGCGGCGCCGGCGTAGCGCCAGGGCCGCCCCCTTCCGGGACATTGATAGTCGCGCCGCCGTCGTTCTGATCCGCCGGAGCATTGCTGGCCGGTGTCGATTCGCCGCTCGCGCCCTCCGGGGTTGCCGACGCCGCAGGCGCGTTCGATTCATCGCCGGCCGGGGCCGGCTGTGCCGCTTTTCGTGCCATGGTTTCGTCCTTGGAAAATTGCGCCGGAGGGTGACTGCCTCCGGCGCAGGTTGGCTACATGGCCGCTTAGGCGGCGGCCCCGTGCTGGAACAGCTTGACCGCGCCGCCGACGTCGATCAGGTTGCCGCCCGAGCGCATCCACGCCAGGAAGCCCACCTGGCCCTTTTTGACATAGGCCGAGTCGTTGAAGCGGAAGAGCGTGATCGCCATGACATCGCGGATCTTGTACAGGCTGAAATCCCCGAAGGCGATCGACTTCGCGGCGGCAGCCGGCTGCGGCATGTGCTGGTTGATCTGGATATCACGGTTCAGCAGGCGATCCGGAGCGCCGCCGGGGTTGCCCTGCTCGTAGCCGGGCACGAAGATCGGACGGCCCTGGTCGTCCTTGATCTTGCGCACCATCTTGAGCATGTCGTCATGGAACATCCACTTGGCGCCCAGGCGATAGGCCGGGTCCACGCTGTGTTCCAGGTCCACCAGGTCGTCATAGGTAATGACGGGCGTGGCCGAGACTGCGCCAATCTTTCCGGTCGTGGCGGCCGTAACAACCCCGGTCGGGCCGGCGGTGCCGGGGCCAACGGTGTAATGACGGTTGGTGACGCGGCCCAGGCGCGTTTGCAGGCGCTGCCGGATGAACCCCTCGATGTCCGAGGAGCTATCCTGCAACAGCTCCCAGGGGACGGTCACCACCTTGGAGCTGAACTTGTACACCGACAGGCCCTTGGTGCCGAACGACACGTCCTGGTCGCTGGCCGACTGATTCTCGGCGACGATTTCGCCTTCTTCGTTGGTTCCGTCGCTGGTCGGATACTGCATGGGCTCGCCGCCGCCGGTCGTGAAGACGTTGGCAACCGCGCGCATGCCGCCGAACGCCTTG